ATCGCTCATTCAGTTGTTGTTTATTTTCTATACTTTATAAGTTAGAATTAGATTGATTGTTATTCTATACTATTTAATTTAGAATGTCAATCTATTTTTTCTAATTTTTCCTGTATAGAAAATCTTTTCTTTTTGTAAATGGTGTGCTATACTTGTTTCTAGTACTTCAAGTACCTATCTTGAAACACACTCTATAGGGAGGAACTACACAATGACTGTTGGTGAACGAATAAAAAAGATACGGATTTTCCGCAAGATGACCATGGACGAACTGGGTGCCGCCCTCGGTTTTGAAGGAAAAAATATGTCTGTCCGTGTTTCCCAATATGAAACCGGAGACCGTATTCCAAGGGAAGATATGATTTTAAAGCTTGCGGATGCACTTAACTGCAACTATAAGGCACTGTCCGATTACGGCTCCGGTGCTGCCGAGGATATCATCGAAACGCTTTTCTGGCTGGAGGAGAGCACGACGCCTCTTCCTTCCCGTGGCAAAGGTCCCCGGTTCCCAGAATACGCCGGTCCAGGCAACCTCATCCACCTGTCCGCCATGACACCGGCAAAAGCGAAAGCCAAACCTGTCATGACCTACGATGATGATTCCTACGACACCGCAGGCGCACCTGTTGCAATTACATTTGATTATGGATTGGTAAATGACTTCCTTTCGGAATGGAATGAAATGAAAACAAAACTGAAAGATGGAGAAATTACGCCAAACGAATACTTTGAATGGAAAATCACATGGCCGCATGCTTAAATGATACGAGACACCGCACGGCTCATTTTAGTACCAAATTAGTACCACAAGGCATAAAGGAAGCCCGCAAGTCCGCTGTTTATGCGGCTTTGCGAGCTTTTGTTTACTACTCGAACTCGACTTTCCATCGGGCTTTTTTGATATTTTGAGTAATCCCATAAGCTATTCTGCGGCTTAAAATCTGACTAAAATTCATATTATTTATATCTCCTTCGGCTCTCAACATCATATTAACATCACGCACACATCACGAGGCATTTTCATCCGGAAGGATTTCCACCACATCTGAAATACTGCAATGTAACACCTGGCATATCCGGTCGATGTGCTTCATTTCTACATATTGGTTTTTCCCCATCCTCGAAAGAGTTCCATTACTGAATCCAGCCATATCCTTCAGCTTGGTTTTATTTATATCCTTTTCAATCAGGGTTTTCCACAACGGTTTATAAGATATCATGCAATCGCCTCCTACTTCAATATGTGTTCTTATTATAGGCTCCTGTGCTCCATGTGTCAAGATTTTTATTCTAACTTGTTAGAAAATATTTACAACTTTTTGCGTAAAAACTATTGACGTAGAGTGTACATATGGTAATATACAACCAACAACAGAACAGAACAATTTTCTAACACATTAGAGAATACTTACAAAACGGAGGAAATCAAAATGATCAAGTCGCAGAAATTTGGAGTAGAAATCGAAATGACAGGTATTGCAAGAAAGAAAGCAGCTGACATTGTTGCAGAAATGCTTGGAAGCGTTTCATCCCAGCCAGACAGCACTTGCTACCACACCCGCACTATCAAAGACAGCCAGCGCAGAACATGGAAGATAATGAGAGACTCTTCCATCGATCCGAGCCGAAACGATGATACCCGCGAGCCGCTGGACGAATACAGAGTTGAATTTGTAAATCCTGTAATATCTGCTCCAACTTCGGTCTTTCTTCCTCTGTAATAATCCCATCCTCGGTAATATCCAGTAGATTTTCTTTGGTTGCCTGCACCTTTCGGAGCGAAGCCAGAGCCTTGACCGTTATACGGTCTAATGAATCCATGTCGATTTCCGGAACATCACCGCCCAATGGACAGCAGTTCCGGCAGTAATGGTTTCTCAGCTCTGGAGCATTATACAGATCTGCCATTCTCAAAATGCTGTCAGCCGGAATGATTTTTGTGATTCCCAGCTCATAGTCCGCCAGGGTACTCGGTGAAATTCCGAGAAGCTCAGCTGCACCTTCACGGCTGTTCAGTTTGTCGTTGTACATTGCAGCTGCTTTTCTACATTGGCAATATATATTGCCAGCTGCTTTCGTAGGGTTTGTTCCCATTTATGTATTCCTCCTGTTCGACTATACTTGACCTAAGTTGAAGTTGCTTGAACTTGTGAAGCAAAAAAAATTTCAAATGTCCTATGCTCCGACAAATTCAAAACGGAGGCAATTCGATTCGCCAGCTCAATATCAACGGAGCACTTGCCATTTTCGATAAGGCAATAACTGCTTCTGTCCTTGAATCCAAGCTGTTCTGCCATGAACTTCTGCGTATATCCTTTTGCCTTCCTCTCGGATTTAAGTAGTTCAAGATTCATCATCTCACCCCTTTCTTGTTTTGTTTTCTTCAACTTATGTTTAGCATACTTCAACTTTCGTACCTTGTCAAGCTATTAGTTGAACTTTTATCAACTTATCTTAAATCAGTTTAAATTCGAGGAGGTGTGAATTATAATATGTTTAACAATTCTCAACAAACGGAGGGGGTGATTTGTATGGCGAATATATCAGATCGCATTAAGATGTTGCGAACCAGCGCTGGACTTACTCAGGAGGAGTTCGGAAAAATATTTGGGATAGTCAAATCGACTGTTTCCTTATACGAAAGCGGGAAAAGCTGTCCTAACGATCAGATAAAGCTCAAAATATGCGAGTATTTTAATGTTCCTCTGGATTTTCTTATCGGTATTTCCAACATAGCTGAATATCAGTATGGTGATTTCAACAAAGGAATCCTGAGTGACGGTTGCTGTAGATCTGCTTTTCTCGATCTTCTTGAGATACGAAAAAAAACTATTGCAGATGTGATGGATTCGACCGGTTTGGAGAAGGAAGTTCTTGAAAATTGGTTTTTGTTCGAAGTTCCAAGTCTACAGCAGTTAGTATTGGTCGCCGACTGTCTGGAAACTTCCATTGACTATCTACTCGGTAGGACAGATATACACAACGTTACAAATGCCGAAGACAGAGAGGTCCTTTCCTATTACCAGCAATTACGACAAATGGATAAGCATTGGGTTATGGGGCAAATGATCGACATTATCAAAAAATACGAATTAGAGACTGAGCATGCCGTTGCAGCGGCAAAAGAGCCTCTAAGAAGTGTTTCTGGAAAATAATAAGCCTCGAATGGTACCGGGGCCATAGAAAAAATTAGTTTGTTTTGTTCTGTAAAATATAAGAGCAGGGAGGTTTTAATGTGTTGAAAAGAAACACGCTGTTTGCAATAGTTCTTTCTATGACATTATTGCTATCCGCTTGTGGCAATGAACAAACCGCAAGTGACAAAGCTCTGTCCAACAGCAATAAAGCAGTGAAAATAGGTGAGTCATATATTACTGGAGATATTTCCGGGGATGATGCATATGACCAACTGAATGACGTTCTGGGCAATCTTGAATATGCTGCAAATTATTCTTCAGATGAACGCAGCGAGGACAAACAGAAATATGCGGATTATTATCTGCAGACATATACTCATCTTTTGCAGCAAGCAATATTCCTTGACAAAGGAATGTATGGCGATGCTGATAGCTTTGAAAACGTAGAAGACAATCTAAATAAGCTGAAAGAACAGATTAAAAAATTTAACTGAGGAGGTGTGCCGTATGTACGACGCAGATAAAACCTCACAAATGATAAAGGAGACTTCCTTCCAATATGAGGAGGCTCGAAAGGAGAAGAAACGGAGAAAAGCTCAATCACTAAAAGAGCTTGAGGAACAGGTACTGGAAGACCTTAAAGCCAGGGCTGAGGAAGATGATCAGATTTATGATCCGGAACACGAAGCAGAAATAGCCAGAAGGCTGGCGAAACTGGACGATCTCTCCAGAAGCGAATTCTACCGGATTCGGACTAATCGAAAAAACGACGGTGTCCTGTCTGCCCGGGAGCTCGATCTGCTCACTTTAGAGGCTATGGAGAGGTCATATAATTATCATAATGGAAATACTGCCTCCGATCAGAAAAAGACAAAAAAATTCTCATTTGGAGGAACAGAATAATAGAACCTACGCTGCTATAATGTGCTTACCATGGCAGCTGGTAGGGGTGGCGCTACCCATTCCGAGTCTTGCGGAAGGGGGAATGTTTTATGAGTACATACGAAGAGTTCATGGTTTTACTGACCACAGCATTACTTATTGTTGCAATTTTGGAATATGTCAACCATAAAAAATAGTCGCCCCTATCTCTTGGCCGAGAGGGCGACTATTTTTCATCGCTTAATTTGCCGGAACAGGTAGCCACACCTACCTGCCAGCTGTCTTGTTAAGCACATTATAGCGTAGGGTTTCGGATTAGTCAAGAATGAAAATAATACGAATGGAGGGAGCTATGAGCCATTTATGATAATGTCCTAATATACCACATATGAAAATGTCCCGGATGTGGTAGAATAGTCCCCAGTTTTACAGATTTGGAGGACATCATT